TAAACTTATTTTTTTATCATAAGCATCTTTATTATTTAATAATTGTCTTTCTCTATATCTTTTTTGTCTTTCAGCATTAGTTAAAGCCATTTTTATATTAATAAATAAAAAAATTATCATTTTTTAAAATGACATATAATTTAAAGAAAAAAAAAGATAATTATATTAATAATGTAATATTTGAAAATTATATAATAGAAAATATTATTTTAAATCATTATGAAACTTATTATTATACATTAGGCAATAATGATATATATTATAATATATATATTATAATTTTATTAGAATTATATTATGAAACATATAATAAATTAAAAACTTTAAAAAATAAAAAATATTTAACTATTATTAAAAAATTAATTAATATATTTCAAGAAATTCTTTTAAATACACATAATATAATATATGATATAATTAATTTATATAAATCAATTATATATTCTATATATTGTCCATCAACTGATAATGAAATTATTATAATTTTTTATCATAAATTTATTAAATTAATATAAAAAAGATATTTAAGGATTATTTATGAAAGTCTTTAAATATTTTTTCACAATCAGTCCAACCATAATCAAATAATTTTTTAGAACTAGTTTTATTTATAAATATATAATTTCTAAAATCAAATTTACGATTAGCCATTTTTGTATGAATATAAATGCTTCTTTCACATTTGCTATATTCATTATTGATACAATCAAAATGATGCAAATTTTTAAAAATACCACCATCAATAAAATTTAAATCCTTATATTTCTTTGAAAATGTATTACCACATATATAAGGGATATAACTACTGCAAATACAATAATCTAATAATTCTTCAAGATTTGAAAAATCATTTATTTTTCTATTGGTAATTTTAAAATCATCAATATTTGATACAACAATTGAAATTGGAATATTATTTATATTAACATTTTTATAATTATTTATAATATTATATTTAATAATTTGTTGAAATTCTTCCATATTTTTATTTGCTTTTATAACATAATTATCATCTTTTAACAATTTATTCCATAATTTATCATGATTTGATAAATCATCTTCTAAATGATATATAACTGATGCAAAAGAACCTCCCGAAATACCCGTTAAATGATAATCACAAATATTTAAATTATTCTTTATATAACCTAATGCACCGATGCTATAAGGAATTAAAAGCCCAGTTGTATCAACGTTTATATTTATTAAAGCAAATGTTAATATTATTTCCTTAAATAGCATAAATAAATATAAAAACTTCATCATCTATTATAATAATTGATAATGAATATTGAAACATTTTATAATACAATTGCAGATGAATTTAATAAAACAAGAATTCGTCTTTGGGATTGTGTTAAAAATTATTTAGACACTTTTGAACCAAATTCATATATATTAGACATCGCGGCTGGTAACGGAAAATACATGAATTATAGGAAAGACATTATTATGAAAGGTATTGATATATCAATTGAATTAGTTAAAATATGTAATAAAAAAAATTTAAAATAGATAATGAAGAAAATAAAATTAATACTTTCTATATTCAGGAAATATTTATTAATACTAATTATACAGAAAAAAATATGGAGACTATTTATTTAATTATATGATTATTAAATATCTTAAAATAATTAAGATTATAAAGATAATTTAACAGCGCTTTGTTTAGGTTTATTATCGGCTGATCTATATTTTATTACTTTATTATTGACTTTAGCTATATTTTTATTAAATGTTTTCTTATAAGGCGTATACGGACATACTGGACGTAAGAAATCGTAATTGATTTTATCATTACAATTATTGATAACTGGTATTATTTTAAATCGTGTTGCTTTATCCTTATCAGATAATTCATCAAATTCTTCCTCGTAATAATCATCCTCAACTAATTCTACTATATTATGTTTATTCATTACATAACCACTATAAATAGGTGTGATAGTAGAAATATTATCAGCTAATTTATGATCAAAATATATTAAATATTTGCCTTCTATTGGTTCTTCCATCATAAAATATTCAATATATTTATAAAGTATTGTAAAATCGCTTTTAGTTAAATAATCGTCTATTAAAGGTATATCATTACTATATGCACTAAATATTAATTTAGAATTACTTTTATTAAAATATTTATTTTTATCCATTCTTTCTTCAATATATGATTTACCGCTTTTTGATATATATGGTGATAATATATAAAAATTAAGTTGAATTAATGCTTTATTTTTAATTCCACATAATTCGGTAGAAAGTTGATTACCAGAATATATACAATCATCAACAAATACAATATAATCACCGTTATTACTTTTATCAAAATTATCAATTATATAAATATTATATTCAGGTTTATTATATTTAATATAATTTTTTACATATTTATAAACCCAATAATTAGATTTTTCTTTTAAAAATTTATTTATATAAAAATATATTTTTTTAGATTTGTTTGTTGCATTTAGCAAATCTTTTATATTTTTATTTAAATTTTTAATAAATTCTTCAAATGATATATGTACAGTATTATTGAAAATCTTTTTAATAATAGGTCTAACCTCTAAATCACACGCATTAATATATTTTTTAACTTGCTCTTTATTTAATGAATGATCAATAGGTATTTTAATATCTAATTTAAATCGATGTTTATTTGTTTTTTTAATTACTTCTTTATTTGCTGTTTTTGGAGGTTTTGTTTGTTCCTTCATATTTTTAGCCAATAATGTTTTACCAATTTTACCATCTTTTTTTACACATCTATTGGTAATAGGATTAATAATTTTATCAGGGTCACATTCTATTTTAGTTTTAGGATTTTTTTTAGCCAATAATGTTTTACCAATTTTACCATCTTTTTTTACACATCTATTGGTAATCGGATTAATAATTTTATCAGTGTCACATTCTTTCTTTTTATTTGACATTATCTATTAATAATATATATTTGTTTTAATTTATTTCAATTATTATAAAAAATGATTACACGATAAATATAAATTTATCATGTCTCAAATGAAATTGCAGAGCTGGATCAAGATCGATAAGCTGAAGTGGAATTATTTGTCAGCAAATCCTAATGCTATTTCGCTGTTAGAGGAAAGATATGAGAACGTCGACTGGTACTATCTCCATTTCAATCCTAATGGTATTGAGCTGCTGAAAGAAAATTACGAATACATCAACGTTGATGTGTTGTCGGCAAATCCGTCTGGTATTGAGATTCTTAAACAGCATCAAAAATACATCAATTGGTCCATGTTATCCAAAAATCCGAATGCAATCGATTTGTTGAAGGAAAATGAGGGTAAGATTGACTGGCGTGCTTTATCTGCTAATCCGAATGCAATCGAAATGCTGAAGGAAAATGAGGGTAAGATTGATTGGTCAAAGTTATCTAAAAATCCGAATGCAATTCAAATGCTGAAGGAAAATGAGGGTAAGATTGACTGGTCAAAGTTATCTAAAAATCCGAATGCGATCGAAATGTTGAAGGAAAATGAGGGTAAGATTGATTGGTCTGCATTATCTGCTAATCCAAATGCAATTGATATGCTGAAGGAACATGTAGATAAGATTGACTGGTCTGAGTTGTCTAAAAATCCAAATGCAATTTCACTACTCAAAGCCAATAAATCTTCTATTAATTGGAAGAATTTATCGAAAAATCCGGCAATCTTTACGCCTGTTAAGAAAATGCGTAATTCGAGGAAGAAATTGTGAAATGATGTTTGATTGAAAAATCAAAAAAGATATAAATGGCAAAAAGAAATTTTTGTCATTATGTTTTTATAAAAAAACAATTTATTAAATATAGGTATGGATATTGGACATTCGCCGCGTTCTAAAAAACAAAGAACGCGATTACCAGATGTAGTCCCGGTGATAACCTTAAAATATGGAATAGAAATAGAATGTGTATTTGAATTATTGGATCAATTTGATGCTTATTTTTATTTTATTAAATTTTGCAGTAATATGAATTATACGGAAGATACTAAATTACAAACAATTAAAGTATTTATGGAAATAATTAATAATGTTATTGAAAAAAATAATATAAATGATTATGATAAATCAAAAAACACAGATATTCTACAAAATAACATTTATAAAGAATTAAATAATTCAGAATCTTATGATATATTTTTAAAAACTAATTTGGATAAATTAATTAAAACAACTACTAATTTAAGCCCTTATTCTAAAGCAAAAGAATTTATAGAAAAATGGACAATTTTTTTAAATACTGCATTATTATTAATTAAAACAGAATTAGATCATCAAATATTAGCATATAAAATAAATCATGAAGCATATAGTTCATATGATGTAATAAATATATTATTAAATGGAAATAAAGACTTATTAGATGTTTATAATAATTTTATTAATAGATTTGATTTAACTCAATCAAAAATTAAATTATTTGATTCTATAGATAATTTTTATACTACTAGTTCAGCTGATGATATAATAAATTTATTATTAAAATCTGATACAAGCGTAGATTGTCATAATCAATTAGTATATAAAAATATACAATCTGGGGAAATAATAAATTATAAATTTTTATTAAATAATTGTGAATTTATAACACAACCATTTAATAGTATTGAAGAAATTGGTGAAAAAATAGCATTATTTTTTAATGATACTGTTATAAATAATTCATTATTAAATTGTAGTAAAACATCACAACACGTACATATATCATTTAATATAAATGATAGAAATACAAGACCGGATATATATATATTATTAAGCATAGTATGTGTATGTTATTATTTTCAAGATGAAATATTTAAATTATTTTTAATAACACGTTCAAATAATAGTTATTGTTCTAAATTAAATTATTATATAACTAAAAATAATAATATTATAAATGATGAAGAAAACTATGAAAAAAATTTAGAAAATATTTTAAATATATTTTATACAGGTCATATATCATCTGATAATAAATATTATTGGTTAAATATATTAAATCTATATATTATAAATGAAATCTCTAGACCTTATACAATAGAATTTAGAATTAAACATGGTTCTAATGACGTTACGGAATTATTGAATGTTTGTAAATTATATGAAAATATTATTAAATATTCTATCGATATATTAGAACATAATTCTCAATTAAAAACAATATCAGATATCTGTAAATTTAAAGAAGCTATAACAGAAATAATAGACCTCGATAAAGAAAATATATTTAATAAAATGATATTAAAGGACATTAAAGATTATTTTACAAATCCAGAATCAGTATATGTTATTGGTCTTGATGCACTAAATGACGAATTACTATCTGAAACGTTAGGTGGTAAATTTAGTAAAACTCATAAAACAACATCAGCTATTGAAAAAATTATTAATAAATTAGAAACAAAACCTATTTTTAAATTAAATTCATTTGGACCAGAATTTATAGGTTTTGGTTTAAATAATAGAATAAAAATAATTTTAAAAAATAAGTATTTAAAATATAAATTTACAACAAACGAAATAAACAAATTTTTAAATGATAATAATATTTATTATTAAAAATGACAAAAATTTCTTTTTGCCATTTATATCTTTTTTACCATTTTATTCCCAATCCGGCATTCCGTACTTCCCAATATCCTCGATTTCTTTCCTGATTTTCTCCCGCATAGTGATCGCTTTCCACTCCTTATTGAACTTCTTAGTCAAGATTTTGCGTCCGTCATGATTGATTTTATGAAGGAACCCACAATCTTTTTCGAAACAACGCAACCCATGCTTACAATTTACGACTCTCGAACCGTCATTAATTTCGATGAAATCTTTAATTTCGGGAGTTTCGTTAACAATTTTAAGCATAAGTGCACGCTCTTCAATCGGACGATGATGTTTAGCGGAACAATTGCCAACACAACAGAAGGAGTTGAACTTGCAATATTGAACAGTAGACATGATATCTGGTTGATCTGCTTGAAAGTAGATGAAATAAAACTAAAAGAAAGAAATCATTTTTTATAATAATTGAAATAAATTAATACAAATAAAAAGATTTAAGAAGATTAATAAGAAATCCTTAAATCAATTATTTAAGTGTGTTCATAAAATCATTCATGTTTTTTGTTCCCATACTTGAATTACAATCATTCATAATTATATATAGAAAATAACTTAAATAATTTTATAATGACTAAACATAAAGCGAAGATTATAAATTATCCGCTGTAAAATATTTTTTTTAAAAAATAAACATATGAAAGAGAATACTTGTAAAATATTTAAATGTTCTATAAGAAGTTTATTTAAATGGATTAAAAGATATGAAGAAATTAAAAAGCATAATAGAACCTATATCATACAAGGTTAAAAGAACATATTAAGTTTATATTAGAAGAACTTAAAAATAATAAGACTATTACAATAGAAGATTTACTAAATTTAAAACTTTAACTTTAAGTAAAACACATCTTCATCGCATAATAAAAGAAAATTACATATCATTAAAATTAAACATGAACCTATTAAGAGATTTGGTAAGGATATTAATATTAAAGAAAAAATAAAACAATTTTATAATGAAATTAAAAATTATAATTGACGAGGTAATTTATATATGAGACAAGTATAAACTCATTACAATTAAGACATCATTATAGCAATTATGTTAATAAAAGATGTGTTATAAAAACTAATTCACAAGAAGTTTTCAAAAATATACAGGTATTTTTGCTATTTCTGTAAATAGTGTAGAAGGTTATGAATTGTATAATAAATGTGGTATTAATGGTGATAGATTATTGGCGTTTTTTGAAAAATTTATTACAAATAAATATAATTATAATTTAGATAATGCAAGTTCTAATATCAACATATACAAATAGTATATAAATGTTTTTAGTCTTCTAAAATCTAAATTACAAAAGAAACAAGGACTATAATAATATTAAAAATGTAATAAAAAAACCATACTAAAAGAGTATTATAAGAAACTATTTAATGGAAAATATAATATACAAACAGATTATATTAAAAAAAATAAAGTAAGAAAATACAAAAATTATAAAGACTAAAATCTGACATTTTAAATAGTAAAAGGTGTAAAATATTAATTTTATATTCATTCCAGTCTATAATATTTCTTTCTGTAAATAACAGACCCTATAATTCCTTCAACTTTAAGATTAAATGACATATTTTTATTTAAGTTATAAAATATATCATTTTTATATTGGTATTTGTATCAGAACAAATAACATATAATATTTTAGATATTTACACACATACCATTATAATATATAATTGAATCTGTAGTCAATTTACTTACCCTTATTTTATTTCTGAGTTCTGATTCTATAATATATTTTTTTGAATGAACAACAAATTCAAAATTTTCAGATGGTTTTTCTAAAAATGTTATTCTAATTTTTAATTCGTGATACATAGCAGCAACAAAAATAAACTCTTTTACAACTCGGGCATCATATAGATGCCCACCTATATTATAAGTTATTTTAATATTTTCATTTTTTGGTGATACCTCAATATTATCCATAATATCACAATCTTTTTTTGGTGTATATTCAAAAAAATAATTATCTTTTTCATCAGCTTGTAAAAAACCAGCTGAGAATAACAAAAATTTTTCTTTATTATAATATGTAACCATATCTATCTTTTTTTTGTGTGTTTCTAAAATAAAAAAATTAACAGCATTATGATAATTCATTTCCATATCACTATGTACAATAGATGCATTTTTCATAAATTCATTATAGTTAATTGTAGTAGTCATTATATTTATATAAAATTATCTCTTTAAGTAGTATTAAAATATATAATTATTTACATTTTACAAAATGATTTACTACTTAATATTTTTTTTCATCTAATTCATCACAATTAAAACATACATCTAAATTACCCTTTTTTAATGAAGCAAATTGACTTGATTGGATTTTAAACATATTTTAGTGTTTGAGTTATAAAAGGTGGTATTTCAATTGTAACCTCTTTAATTAAGGTAGTTGTATATTGAGTAAGAGTATTTATTATAAATTTATATATACAATATATTCATCATCTTTCCAACATATAATATTAATTTTTTTCTTTTAATTTTTTGATTGTTAATATATTATCTTCCAATGTATATTTAATATCTTCATATGATATTGAAGCACTTATGGTTCTATTTAATTTTTTAAACTCCATATATTAAGAATTAAGTTCTATTTGTTTTCTTTTAAATTATTATCCCTAACAAAGTTGGAATTATATCAATTAATCTCATAAATCCATAATTATATTCAACATTAGATACTTTATATGTTCCTTCTATTTTCTATCATACTAATCATATATGTTTCTTGTTTAATTAATTCTTAATCTGTACCATTAATAATTATTGCCATTAATGCACGATAAATATATTTCAATAAATGATCAGTTAAATATAATGTATCATAAACTGCTGAATTAGTTGCAATAGATAATGGATACATAAGATTGATGATTACTGAATGTTCCTTTTAGATGTTGTCTCAAATCAATTCTCAATTGTTTTATTTAGTTTCCAATAATAAATTGTTCAATTTCATCAACTTTTTCCATTTTGAGTATTATATTAAAAAATAATTTAAATTATAATTAAATTTTATTTATAAAAAGATGTTTATGAAATTAATAAATTAGATTTATAAGGATAAACTTAATTGGGGGGGGGGTATGGTATCATTTAATTAAAATACTATTCAATTATTAAAAAAATCAAGAGAAGATTAATTTGGGATAATTAATATTTTAATGAGAATGCAAATTGAACTTCTTAAAAAAAATCAAGATAAAATTATTGAATGGGATGGTTTTTCATTCAAATCCTTCAATATTTACATATGATTATGAGAAAATTAAAAAGAATTTTGAAGAATTAGGAGAAGAAATAATAGCAAAAGCATTACATCCAAAAAGAATATTTAAATTAATTGAACTTTATGGAGAAGATGAAATTTATAATATTTATTTTGATTATTAAAAAAATGATTATTTTGCTTTTATAATTAAATTTATAATGTTTATGAAATTAAGAGATTGGGTTGATATTGCAAAATTAAATTATAAAATATTATCTCTAAATAAAAATGCAATTGATTTTTTAAAAGAAAATCCTAATAAAATTGATTGGAGCACTTTATCAAGAAATCCAGGAGCAATAGAACTATTAAAGGAAAATCAAGATAAAATTGATTGGTCGCAATTATCATATAATTCATATGCAATAAAATTATTAAGAGAGAACAAGGATAAAATTAATTGGTGTCATTTATCAGATAATAGAAAAGCAATAAAATTATTAAGAGAAAATCCTGAAAAAATTGATTGGTGGCATTTATCAGAAAATCCAGGAGCAATAGAAATAATTAAGGAAAATTTAGATAAAATTTATTGGTTCTATTTATCACAAAATCCAAATGCAATAGATTTATTAAAACAAAATTTAGATAAAATTAATTGGAATTTATTATCATTAAATAAAAATGCTATTCAACTTCTTAAAGAAAATCCTGAAAAAATTGATTGGAAAATATTATCATTAAATCCTAATGCTATTGAACTTCTTAAAGAAAATCCTGATAAAATTGATTGGATGGGATTATCATTAAATAAAAATGCTATTGAATTATTGAGAAATAATCAAGATAAAATTGATTGGATGGGATTATCATTAAATAAAAATGCTATTGAACTTCTTAAAGAAAATCCTGATAAAATTGATTGGGATGGGTTTTCATTCAATCCTTCAATTTTTACTTATGATTATGAAAAAATAAAACAAACCTTTCAAGAATTAGGAGAAGAAATAATGGCAAAAGCATTACATCCAAAAAGAATATTTAGATTAATTGAAGAATATGGAGAAGATGAAATTTATAATATTTATTTTGATGATTAATATAATCTAAAAAAGATATTTAAAGACATTCATAAGAAATCCTTAAATATAAAAATTGATTATTTTGTTTTTATAATTAAATACAAATGTTTAAATACACAAGTTTTAATATTATTATAAAAATTTAAATATATTAGTTTTTTCTTTTTGAGTTCTGATTCCATAATATAATTTCTTGAATGAACAACAAATTCAAAATTTTCAGATGGTTTTTCTAAAATGTTATTCTAATTTTAAAATCATACTGTTCTTTTATACTATAATTATTATATCCAAGTTCTATAAATATATTATTATATAATAGTATTGTATAAAAATTTTTTATTAAAATTAATATTGTTTAAATTATTTAAAATATTAATTTTATATTCATTTCAGTTTATAATATTTCTTTCTTTAAAAAATAATAGACTTTCACTTTAAAATTAAATGACATATTTTTATTTATAACTAAAATAAATCAATTTTTTATTTTAATGCATCTAATATTTTTTGTTT